TCTTCGCTCTCCTTGATTCAGGTGTCACTGCCGCCTCTTCTCCCCCTGCTGGTGGAGATGGTTCTCCCCCTGCTGGCGGTTCTCCACCACCTGATGGTTCAGGTGAACTAAACGCTCCAAGAGCTCCTCCACTTATTTCTTCTTCACCACCTTCTGTAGACGCAGTTGCGTTTGCCGTAACCCCTGATGGATTACCATATAATTTGTCAATATTGTCAAATATACCCGTTTTAGTAATAACTGTAGGGGTTGCTTTAAGTTCTTCACCAACCGCTCTTTCAATTCTTTGTTGTTGTAAATCCAATCTAATTTCTTCATCAGAAAATCCAAAAATGTGTTTTTTAGCCCATGTTGAAGATACAGGTTGAATACCATTTCCTGGGTCTGCAACTAAATCTTTATATAGTAAAACTTTTTCTTTCCAAACATCAATCTTTAATAAATCCGCTTGTGTTGACGGATTTGTTAATCCTAATGTAAAATTTTGTAATTCATCTTCAAATCCTAATAAAAATAAGTGAACAATTGCAATTTTGTTCAATTCTGAAATCATACTTTTTTGGATTCTATTGATTGTACGAGCAAAACGTATGTCTTGTAATGATAAATTTTTACCATCACCCACAACTTCTTCAAAACCTAAAAATGCTTTAGGTACACGAAGAGCAGTTAATAATTTCTTTTGAATATACTCAATATCGGCAATCTCTGATAGGTTAGTTGCTCCAGGTAATGTTGTAATTGGGTCTGGTGCCGCAGGGTCACGAACAGGGATAAAGTAATCTTGGTCAACCGCCATTTGGTTGAATCTCATGTCTACGTTACCTGTTTTAGAATCCACAACTTGTTCTCTTTTGAATTTGTTTGCAACACGATTTACATACGCTTCAACATCATCGTCATTCATGTTTCCAACAAATACTTTGAACATTCTTCTTTCAGGTGCTCTTGATGTACGATAGATTAACATTGCGTCTTCAGATAACAATAGTTGTTTCCAAATACGTCTGGCTTTTTCCAACATAGAAGTACCATAAGGAAGTTTTCTATCATCACCTAATAATCTAAAGTGACCAATTTCCCATGACTGAAATTCCATATTTCTATTCTTCCAAGTAAAATGAAGAGCCTTTTTATTTTCATCTTTTTCTTGAGTAATATCTACAGTAATTTTAGCGGCAACTCCAACCTCATGTCTTTCAATTTCAATTGTTGGTAATTGTTGACATCCAATAATACCTTTCTCAGGGTCTAATTTAAGATAAATAAAATTATCACCATACTTACAAGTGTTTCTTGTCCACATTGGTAAGTTGGTGTTAATATCTAAATTATTATTAAATAAATCTGCTAATACAGATTTAATTCTTTTTGATTCAGAATAGATTTGAAGAATAAAACCATCTTCATTAGTTGTTGTTGATTCTTCCGCATATATGTCTAACGCAGCTGAAATCTCAGGAGTATATTCCATTGATTCATAGTCGTATTGAGCAGATAATCTTGATGGTTCATAGTAAATTGCCTGTGAGTACAAGTTATTTTCAACCTTAGCCCATTGATTTGTTAAATAATAGGTTTGCTGTGCTTGAAGTTTTTCTCTCTCATAATCATCACGATTTGGAGTACGCAGAAGTTCTTTTTTATCAAACTTAAAAGTTGGATAGTCCTGCTTCAGCAGTGAATTTGGGCCGAATGTTTGGGATAGTCTCTGCCAGACCGTTAGATTATTATCACTCATAATACAATTTTACTAATTACTTTGATAATATAAATACTTATTACGCACCAAATAACCATCCGTATTTTTGATAGTCGGACCTGGTTGCATCACCGTTATTACTTAAATTACCATTTCTACCCATTTGTGGTACCATTGGGTTAAAGAAGTCAGAAGAATTCTTATTTTCATTTACGTTAGTTGCCCATGAATTAATCATGGCTTTAGTATGATTGGTTACTTTTTCTAAAGATTGGAATGATTTTTCAGCAACATATAACGCCATAGAAACCCCCATAATACAGTCATCATGGTGACCTTTTTGGTGGTCTGGTCTTCCGTTAATATAAATAAAAGTATTCATTTCGTTATATAGTCTGTTTGAATATACTTTAAATCCGTGTCTAACGTTTTCCTCAAATGCAGCAATAATTTGAACTCTTTTTGAGTTAAAATTAATGCCAGGTATTTTGTCATTTATTTATGGGTCCCACTTCCACTTATTACTTGTATCAACATTATCAACATACAAACCACCTTGGTAATTTAATTCTTGTAATTTTCTTGCAGTAGAAATACCCATACCTCCAGTAATATCAATAACGCAGTAAGCGTTATACATTGTTCCCCATTTGTAGGCAATTTCTGCTAACACATCAGGTGGTATTTTGGCAACATATTCCAATACTTGTTCTCTTTCGTCAAAATCAATGATTTGGATACACGAGAAGTCCTCAGAATCCCCACGGGATACATCGACACCCATAACATATTTGTGACCGTTTACGGGTTCTTTAAATATCCATAGTGACCCTCCCATAAGTTTGGCTTGAGCATCTCGTAATGTATTTTTTGAAATGTTTTGCATTAATTCAGATTCAAACACATTATCCCCTGAACCTAAGAAGTTACACTCCAACTCTTGGGCAACTTTTCTTCGGTCAAACTTTAATTTTTTAACCATACTTTCAAACCATGCAGAACATGGTTTATATCCTTGGGAAATGTATTCGGTTACTACTGAGTGGTCTCTGTCGTATGGATTCTCCATAGACAAATTAATAATGTCTTTATCAGAATATTCTTCTCGGTTTAAAAAATAGTGTACTAAGTCATTAGTTTTAACCATATACAAATCTTTTGTATATCTTGGGTCACGATACCAAAACATTTCAGATATTTTGAAATCGTTCATGTTTCTTAATGACTGGTCATAGATTTCATAATAGATTGGGTCATATCCGTTTGGAGTAGACACAACAATAACTTTACCTCCCGTAGATAGTGAAGCCATACAAGCAGACCAGAAATCTGAGTCCGCTTCAATAAACGCTGCCTCATCAAATACAAGAATTGTAGGTGTATAACCCCTCAAGGCATCTTTTGATGTTGCAACCGCCTTTACTTCACAATCGTTACTTAATTTGAAATGTCTTTGTGAATTTTTTTCTTTTGAAAACGTAACACCAACCCACGTAGGCCATTGTTCAGTAAAACCTCTTACTTTGTTAGCCATCTCCATTGATGTATCTAACTTGTTGGCAATAATAAGGATTTTTTCAGGTTTGTTCTTTTTAGCAAAAACTAATCGTTTTGATATCCAAGCCGCGGTTACGGTAGATACACCAGCCTGACGATACTTTAATGCAATGTTCTCATTATAAGTGTCGTAATCTTCTATTAAACTAACTTGGTCGGGGAATAAGTCCAAAGGGACATATTTGGATACAGTATTATCGTATGTTTGTAGATAAGTACGAAGCGCATAAGGAGTATTTCTCATGCACTTTGTAACTTCTATAATTAATTGTTCTCTATTCACAGGTTATTATTTAGGTCTTGAAATACCCAAACTACCTAAAAAGTCATCTAAACCGTCATCATCATCTTCGTCAGAGTCAATATCCTCTTCTTCTTTGTAATTCTCAAATTCGTCTTTCATTTGTTTTGCTTCTTTCATGATTTCTTCAAATCTTGAACTTGCCTTTTTATTTTTTGACGAATCCTCTGAAATGGCGTTTCCAATAATTTCTAAAAACTCTTGAGCTGGTATTTGGTATAACAAGATATGGAACCAATTTATTAGTCCTTTATAGCTTGGGTCAAATATATCATCAGGTAATGCATATCTAATTTTTTCAACAATTTCAGGCCCAATTCTTAATTGCATTGGCTCATTTGACAATACATCTGTTTGACCTAAAACTTTTTGACGAAGACCTGGTTCTTGAGGTAACCCATGTCTACCTTTAGCCTCTTCCAAACCTTTGATGATTTCATGGCATAGAATTGGAAAAATCATACCTGTTGCAATGATTTTAGTATCTGGTTGTTCTTCACCTTCTTCACCACCTTCATCTTCATCGGCATCACCTAATTCAACCTTACCCGCAACACCTTGACCTGTTTGACTCATCATTTCAATCATTTGTTCCATACTAAAATATAGGAAATCATTGATTGCCATAATACCCAAATAATCTCTATAAAGAGATGGGTCAATTGCATCTAATCTTGCTTTAACTTCAGGTTTTTGAAAAAGGTAATGACCTTTTTTTGCAGAACCCTGAATGATTGCATTTATAATATTTCTTTTATGTTTTTCTAATTCAAGAATTTCCTCATCTGTCAAATCTTCAATATCAAAAGATGGGATTTCTAATTTTTGTTCATCATCCTCTTCCTCTTCTTCATCATCTTCAGGCTCCATTCTAAAATTATCGGTATTTGGCATACCTAAATTGGCTTCTATTTGATACCAATCCGCAGGAACTTCAGCCTCATCAAGTGACGCTTCTTTTGCTAAATCAATTAACTCATCTTTGTGAGCTGATTCAATTCTCATAATGTTAGGAAGTTTTCTCATCATTTCTTGATAAACCATTCCTTGAACTTGTTGTGAACTTAAATCTTGAATACCTGTAACTTCTCTTAATTTATCAGCAACTTTTTGAAATCTTTTACTAACCAATCTTTGTACATCAGCAACACCTTTTTTCATTGCGGGGTTCTGAGCATATAACCCTTCAGGACTAGCCAATTTTCTTTCCAAATTTGGGTCCATTCTTTCAGGAGTATTCCCGTAATCTAATTGTTCTTTTAATTTCTTTGCCATAAATTATTTTTCTAATAGTTGCATTATTACGTCAATGACTTTATCTTTAGCGTCTTCAGGAGAAACTTTTTTTGCCTTTGGAGCTGGGTTTTCACCAGGATTTGGATTTTTACCAGGGTGAGCTGGTCTTGGTCTTGTATCAGGTCTTGTACCAGGTTTTGTTGGTGCTGGTTTTGTTGTTGGAGCGGGACTATTTTCTTTAGTCTCACTTT